CATTGTCAGCGATCGACAACAAGACACTTGACGAGATCATTTACTCTTACGGCGGCGACGAGGACGTGGAAGCAATCGCAACACTTATCCTTAACAAAAAGGATCTTAAAGCGTTTGCAATGCTTCGCGATCAGCAGGGAAGAAAGGTTTACACAATCGTTAATAACGGCAATAGCGGAACTATTGACGGCGTGCCTTTCATCATCAATAGCGCGTGTGACGCGGTATCAGCAACAAAGACCGCTTCAACACCTTATTGTATGGCATACGGCGCACTTGAAAACTTCGAGTTAGCCGTATTTAGCGACATTGACGCGAGAAAGTCCGAAGACTACAAGTTCGCAACCGGACAGATCGCATATCGCGCGTCTACATTTGTCGGCGGTGCGGTAGCAGCCTACAACGGCTTTATCCGTGTAAAGAGAGCAGCGCAGGGCTAATAGCAAGGGGGCAAGGTTAAGCAATGACTAAAGCGGAATTATTGAGCGCGGCAAAGTTAAGAGTGAGAAAAAGCGCAACGGACGGGTTAGACGCGGACGTTGAACGCCTTGTCGATACGGCTTTAAGCGATCTTGAACGTATCGGCGTCAAGTCTTCGTGGCTTTCCGCGCCCGAAGACCCGCTTTTGATCGAAGCGGTTTTGTCCTACGTTAAGGCAAATTATAGCATTAGCGACGACTACGACACTTTGATCGGCGTTTACAATATGGTTTTAACCAAGATCAAGGGTTGCGCGAAATACTTTGCAGAAAAACCCGAAGAACCCGCAGCAGATCCGGCAGATCCGGCAGCAGGCGGCGGAGATTAAAGGGGGCAGAGTATGGAAGACGTAGAAATCAAACTTGTAAGCGTTGGAGAAACGACCGACGAAGACGTCACAACGACAGTATTTGCGACAAAAGATCCCGTAGGACGCGACGAGTTCAACGCAGCGGGTCAAATGGGAATGAAAGCGGAATACAAGTTCACTATGTGGGCGGCAGAATATGACGGTCAAGAAGAAGTTGAGTTCAACGGCAACCGTCTTTCGATTTACCGAACATACGGCGCACGCCGCGACGGAAAGATCGAACTATACACGGCGGAAAGGGCGGGAAATGGTAGTTAATGTAGGTTATGACAAACTTTCCGAAGAATTGCAAAAGCAACTTTCGGAGTATTCGCAGGACATAACAAAAGGACTTAACGAAGCGTTCAAAGATTTAGCGGAACAAGGCGTTAAGGAATTGCAGCAGGGGAAACCCTACCACAACCGAACGGGTCAATATGCGAAGAATTTTGCCGTTACGCAGCGAAAAACGGCGTCAACGGTACAAGGCGCGGAAAGTTACACGATCTACAATAAAAAACGCTATCAAATAACACATTTGCTTGAACACGGACACTTAACCCGAAAGGGAACAAGAACGGCAGCGTTTAAGCATTGGCAACCCGCACTTGACAATATAGACAAGGCGGCAGAAAAGGCAATCGAAAAGGTCGTAAGAAATGCAGGCGGTTGAAAGGGGGTCTAATCTATGCCAACATTCGACGAAATTGTCGCAAGGGCGGCGGCGTTGGACTATCCGATCGCCGAAAATGAATTTACGGTCACGAAGCAGAACCCCGCCCCGACATTACCGTTTATATGCTATCAGCGTGTAGAACGGTACACGGGAACGGATCAAGCGGTTAGGATAAAAACAACGGAAGCGTCGTTCGAGTTTTACACGGACAGACGACCAAGCACACAAGACAAAGCGGCAATCGCAGAGTTTGAAGCGAAAGTCCTACCGGATATTGATTTTGTGAAGACACAAACTTTTATTCGTGACGAAAATATGACAATGACGGCTTACGAGTTCGTAACCGTCGAGAAACTACGAAAGGGGTAAAAAGAAAATGAGTGCAGCAGAAAGAATTATTTTAGGATCGGGCTATTTGCACGTTGCGACTTTCACAAAGGGCGCGACAATTCCCAATCCCGAAGATTTTTGCGTCGAAGACAACAAGTACGCTTATATTTCCGGCGGCGCAGAATTGGAGTATAAGCCGGAGTTTTACGAAGCAAAAGACGATATGGGTAAGGTTGCAAAGTCTGTTATGACAGACGAGGAAGCAACACTTAAAGCCGGAATTATGACATTTACCGGAAACACCCTTGACAAGTTGTGCGACACCGCACGCGTGACCGAGCGCGACAACGCTATCGACGGTAAGCATTACCGCGAAGTAAAGGTCGGCGGCGCAGGCAACGCAAAGGGCGCAAAGTATGTTATTTGCTTCCACCACGTCGACGCCGTGGACGGCGATATTTATTTAATGATCGTCGGACAGAACCAAGCAGGCTTTACACTTTCTTTCAAGAAAGACGAAGCGACAGTTGTAGACGCAGAGTTCCACGCGCTGCCAATGGACGGCGAGGGAACACTTATCGACTACGTCGAGGAAGTACCGAACGCGGTTACAACTTACACCGTAACACAGACACTTTCACACGTTACTTCTTCGTTCGTGGGATCAGAGATCGAAGCGGGCGCAGACTTTGAAGCAACACTTACCGCAGCAGGCGGCTACACAATCGGAACACCTACCGTTGTAATGGGCGGCGAAGTTGTTTCCGGCGCGTGGGACGCTTCAACCGGAAAGGTAACGATCGAAAACGTATCGGGTAACGTTTCCGTAACCGCGGTTGCAACCGAGGAATAAAAACCGGATAAAAGCCCGAATAACCACAATCAACAGTAGCGGCGGCGGGCGGAACAATCTACCCGACCGCCGTTAATTCTTACAAAGAATACGAAAGGAAATAAATATTATGGCAAATGTAAGTTTTGATTTTAACAAGATCCCCCGTTCTTTCTTCAACGTAACTTTAAAGGACGGAAGAAAGTTACAAGTAAAAATGCCGAAGAAAAAGACTTTTGAGAAGTTGCAGGCATTGCAGAATATGGATCAAAACGCCGTCGAGATCGACGACTTATTAGACACTTTCGGCGCACTTTGCGCGGAAACACTTTCGCATAATTTGAACGGCGAAACAGTTACCGCCGATTATATGGTGGAAAACTACGACATCGAGGAAATGACCGAGTTCATAAAGACATTTTATGTATTCGTTGGAAATATTACGAACGACCCAAACTAAAGTTGCCCTACTATGCAGGGGGCAAAAAACAAAAATTTCACTACAAGCCGGAAACCGAGGGCGAACACCTTGTCGTCGCATATACGGGGCTTAATATCCGGCAAATAGACGAAATGGACTTCGACGAATATTTGTTTTATATGCGCGAAGCCTATATTTACAACCTAAACCAAACGGAAGACGGACGCGAATATTTGGCGAATTGTTGGCGTATGACACAAACAAAACCGGATCGAAGCAGACTTCGGGATCAGTTCGGAAAAGGGGCGACAAATGGCAGCAAACATTAAGGGTATAACAATCGAAATCGGCGGATCTACCCAAAAGTTAGATCAAGCCTTAAAGGGGGTTAATAACACCGCAAAATCGTTACAGAACGAATTAAAGGCGGTAAATAACGCCCTTAAACTTGACCCGAAAAACGTAGAACTTGCAGCAAAGAAGCAGGAACTATTAAAAGAGTCGGTAGCAAATACAAAAGAAAAGTTAGACACCTTAAAGCAGGCGCAGGAACAAGCCCGCGCAGCGTTTGAACGCGGCGAAATGGGCGAAGAAAAATACCGCGCACTTGAAACCGAGATCATCAACACGGAGTCAGAGTTAAAGAAATTTGAAACCGAGTTAGAGAACACAAAGAAAGACGCCGACAATTTAGGAACGGCAATGCAGGACGTAGGCGGAAAAATGCAGGCAGCAGGACAGAAGATCGAGTCCGCAGGAAAAGCCCTTGCGCCTTTGTCGGCAGCAGCCGCAGCCGTTGGCGCAGCCGCCGTTAAGTCCGCTATGGAATTAGACGACGGCTACGATACCGTTATTACAAAGACGGGCGCAACGGGTAAGACGTTCGAGTCCTTGAAAAATAGCGTTGATAATGTGTTTACAGATCTTCCAACAACCGCAGCAGAAGCAGGAACGGCAATCGGAGAAGTAAACACCCGCTTCGGAATAACGGGCAAGGAATTAGAAGACCTTTCAAAAGATTTTATCCGCTTCGCGCAGATCAACGGAACGGATCTAAACACGGCTATTGATAGCGTCGATAGCATAATGACAAAGTTCGGGGTTGATAGCAGCCAAACAACGAACGTATTAGGTCTTATGACAAAGGCGGGGCAAGACACGGGAATTTCAATGGAAACATTGGAAACCGCCTTACAGACGAACGGATCAACACTTAAAGAAATGGGGTTAGGTCTTACCGAGTCCGTAAACCTACTTGCACAATTCGAGTCGTCCGGCGTTGATAGCACAACCGCCCTTGCAGGCTTGAAAAAAGCGCAGCAGAACGCAACCGCCGAGGGAAAAACACTTGACGAAGCGTTGGGCGAAACCGTCGAGTCCATAAAGAACGCAGGAAGCGAAACCGAAGCGTTGCAGATCGCAACGGATCTTTT